CTGTCTGTTACGGCAATGGCAAGTTCGTTGCGGTGGCAGACGGCAACAAAGCGGCGTACAGTGCCGATGGTATCACATGGACAGCGGCGTCGCTGCCGAGTTTTGCAAATTGGCAGTCTGTCTGTTACGGCAATGGCAAGTTCGTTGCGGTGGCAGACGGCAACAAAGCGGCATACAGTACCGATGGTATCACATGGACAGCGGCGTCGCTGCCGAGTTCGGTAAACTGGCAGTCTGCGTGCTACGGTAGCGGAAAATTCGTTGCAGTAGCACCATACAGCATCAAAGCGGCATACAGTGCCGATGGTATCACATGGACAGCGGCAACGCTGCCGAGTTCGGTAAACTGGCAGTCTGTCTGTTACGGCAATGGCAAGTTCGTTGTTGTGTCAGACACCGACGGCCAAGCGGCGTACAGTGCCGATGGTATCACATGGACAGCGGCGTCGCTGCCGAGTTTACCACCCTGGATATCTGTCTGTTACGGCAATAGCAAGTTCGTTGCAGTAGCACAATACAGAAACAAAGCGGCGTACAGTACCGATGGTATCACATGGACAGCGGCAACGCTGCCGAGTTCGGCAAACTGGCAGTCTGTCTGTTACGGCAATGGCAAGTTCGTTGCGGTAGCAGACGGCGGCAGCGAAGCGGTCTACGCTGACGCATCACCCTCTATTGTGGAGCAGCTTTGCGGTGCCGGTATGGTTCGCGTGCAGGAGATGAGCTACGTTGGCACCGGTACTTACGGAAACAGTAATCCGACTACGCTGACGTTTGATTTTGTGCCAAAGATGGTGTTTGTGCAAAATACCAATGAAGCATATTATCACATGTACGCGGTGAACGGTTCACCGGTTGCAAGTGTATATGAATACTCTCGATCTTTTGCAATGCTAACATGGAGCGGTAAAACTTTGTCATTTTATCATGCTTCCAACAATACCTACCAGTTAAACGAAAGAAATGTCACCTACAAAGTTATTGCGCTCGGTTAAGGAGGGACAAGCATGTATTTTATCAAAAAAACCGGCGAAAACCTCGGCAACCCGATGGGTCAGACTTTTGATGACTGCGTCGTTCTTCCGGACGAATTGCTGAGTGCGTACCTTGATACTAAGGGATTTTGCACAGTAACCGTTGATGAGGACAACGTGGTTACTGCGGTGGCGGTCAATCAGGACGCGCTTAGTGCGTATGACGCGGAACATTCGGAGACCGAGCCGGAGAAGCCGGTGACGGTGGAGACGCTGCAGGAAGAGAACGCGAAGCTGAAACAGCAGGTTTCGGCGCTGACAGATCAGCAGAGTTTCTATGAAGATTGTATCGCAGAGATGGCGGAAGTCGTCTATGCGTAAGTTTATCAACACACTGAAAGAACGTTTTGAAAGGACGGTTATTATGATGGCAATGTTGTTTGCTCAGAGAGTAATCCTCGGCAAGTGTGAGTTTGAGCAGGTGCCGAAGAAGCTGAAAAAGCAGGTCTCGGAAATCCTGATTGATGAGTGCGGTATGCCGGAGCTGGTACCGGCTGAATATGGCGGTACGGCAGCGTAACTCATACGCGCAAAGAGAAAGAAAACGCGCAAAGGAGAATAAAATGAATAATGTAAACGAGTTCAAAGCCGCTGTTGCGGCGGGCATTGCGGTGCTTACCGCACTTTGGGGGTGGTTCGGCTGGCTGGTTGTGCTGTTTGTGGCAGCGATGGCGGCGGACTATCTGACCGGCACGGCGGCGGCAATGCAGAAAGGAAAATGGTCGAGTAAGGCGGCAAGGGACGGCATTTTTCACAAAGTCGGTTCCATCGTAGTGGTTGCAGTCGCAGGCGGCGCGGATTTGCTTATCGGTATGATTTGTGACCATCTGCCGGGCGTGACGCTTCCGTTTGAATATACGGTTCTACTGTGCCCTCTGGTAGTAGTCTGGTACACGCTGACGGAACTCGGCTCTATCGTTGAGAACGCGGTTTCCCTCGGTGCGCCTGTCCCGGCGTGGCTGCAAAAGGCACTTTCCGCCGCAAAGGATGCAGTGGACAAAATCGGAGATGAGGAAAAATGAAAATCATTTTTAAGGGCTGTAACCCAAGCAACTACCGCAAGGGCAGAGAGTTTCCTGTGCACTGGATTGTTCTGCATTTCACCGCGAACAACGGCGATACGGCACAGAACAATGCAGATTTTTTTGCAAGAGAAAGCGGCCTGCGTGCCAGTGCGCACTACTTTGTAGACCCGAACGGCGTTGTGCAGAGCGTAAAGGACAGCGACACGGCATGGCATTGCGGCAAGGAACGCGGCGGCAGTTACTACAACGACTGCCGGAACGCGAACAGCATCGGCATTGAGATGTGCAGCGTTATCCGGAATGGCGTGTACGTTATCCCCGAAGCGACGATGCAGAACGCCGCAAAGCTGACCCGTGCGCTGATGGCAAAGTACCATGTGCCGGTATCGCGCGTGTGCCGTCACTATGATGTGACGAGGAAAAATTGTCCCGAACCGTGGATTCGCAATCCTCAGTTGTGGGAGAAGTTCAAAACCATGCTGACAGAGAAAGAGGTTGAAGACATGACGGAAGCACAGACCCGCGCAATCGCAAAGCAGGAGATCAGCAAAGCGGAAAGCGCAAAGAAAGTATACAACAGCGTTGCCGAATGCCCGGCGTGGGCGAAAGACACCGTGCAGAAGCTGGTGAACAAGTGCTTTTTGCAGGGCGACGATCAGGGCAAGCTGGCACTGAGCACCGACCTGCTGCGCCTGCTGGTTATCAACGACAGAGCACATCTGTACGACTAAGAGAAAAAACGAGGGGAAAGATATGCGGTGACACCATAACAAGGGGATAACCGCATGAAATTAACGGAGTTTACAAGACCGGAGGTGGAATACCTCCGGCAGGAATGCAACTTTACAGACGAGGAACGCGCCGTGTTCGACATGAGGGCATCGGCGCGTTCTATCGTTGAGATTGGACTTACACTGCATATGAGCGAAAGCACCGTGTACCGCAAGCTAAACTGCATCAAACGTAAAATATTGCGAGTTTTATGACAGGTTCGGGACAGTGAAAAGCCTTATACTGAAAGTATAAGGAGTGAACGCCTATGAGTTACGAACAACGTCTTGAGTTGCTGGGCTACGACCCTGTTTGCGCTCGGCGCGTTGCAGAGGACTACCGCGAAGCAGGCAACACGGAGTATCTGGAGGAATATCTTGCATACAAAGAGGCTGCGCGCAAGTCCATCAGCGAACACGTTACGGAGGTGCTGGGCTAATGGCATATGGAGCACCTTACGGATACGGCGGTTATACGCCGCAGTATCAGCCGCAGCAGTACCCACAGCAGCAGGTTCAGCAGCCTGTACAGTCGCCGCAGCACCTTGTTAGGCCTGTCGCAAGCGTGGAAGAAGCGCGTGCCGTACAGACCGATTTCACGGGCGCATTGACTATCATGCCAGATACGGCACACGGCGCAATCTACACCAAACAATTAAACCTGCAAACCGGCTGTGCGGACTTTGCTTTGTACCGCAGAGTGCAGGATCAGGATGCGCCAAAACCTGACTATGTAGCGAGGGGCGAGTTTGACGAGCTGAAAGCACGGTTCAATACCTTATGCGACCAGTTAGGAGGGCCGAAGCATGATGAATAACCCGATGATGCAGGTTTTGCAGCTGATGCGGAACGGCGGAAACCCTATGACGATGCTGAACCAGATGACGGGAAACAATCCGATGGTGAACCAGCTCATGCAGAGTATGCAGGGGAAAAGCCCGGATGCACTGCGGCAGATGGCGATGAACATTGCCAAAGAGCGGGGAATCGACCTCGACCAGTTTGCACAGCAGTTCGGCATGAAGATCAAGTAAATACGAAACTGTAAAAAAACAGACGATTTTTTACGGTTTCCTTTTCAGTTACGGAATCTTGAAGAAAAATCCGGCATGAATTTGTCATGTTCGGAATACGCGCGGTTCCGTTCAAATATATACTGAAAAGGAGATTTTCAAATGGATAACGATTTTGCAACCGGCTACGCTCTTGGCTCTGACAACAACGGCGGCGGCAATGACGGTATGTGGGGCGGCAATGGCTCGTGGATTTTTGCATTTCTGATTATTGCGCTGATCTTCGGCGGCAACGGCTGGGGCTGGGGCAACAACGGCGGCAACGGCGCAGGCTATCAGGGTGCAGTAACGCGCAGTGACCTGTGCAGCGAGTTCAACTTCAACGACCTGTCTCGTTCGGTTCTTGGCATCCAGAACGGCCTTTGTGACGGCTTTTACGCCGTTAACAACGGCATGCTGACCGGTTTTAACACCCTCGGCAACAATGTTTCCAACGGCTTTCACGGCGTAGATAACGCGATTTGCCAGCTTGGCTATCAGAATGCACAGCTTATCAACGGCGTAAACCAGAACATGAACACCGGCTTTAACGGCGTAACCGCCGGTCTTACCGCACTGGGTACGCAGATGGCAAGCTGCTGCTGCGACACGCAGCGTCAGATCGAGCGCGGTTTCTGCGAGACCAACTACAATGCGGCAACCAATGCGCGTGACATTATCCAGACTGCGCACAACGACACCGACCGCATTATTGCACGCCTCGACCAGATGGAGAACACCCGTCAGGCGGAGAAGATCGCGGCACTCCAGAATGAGAACCAGACGCTCAAGTTCGCGGCTTCTCAGGAGGCGCAGAACAACTACCTTGTAAACGCTCTGCGTCCGGCTCCGGTACCGGCGTTCCCGGTTCCGGCACCTTACCAGTTTTCCGGCTGCGGCTGCAACACCTGCGGCTGCTGAGATACGATATTCAGGAGGGGGAGCAATCCCCCTGCCTTTGACAGGAGGGAATAGTTATGGCTTGCAAGCCTGTACAAAAACTGTGTCCGAACCTGCGTATCTCACAGGCGGTCACTTACACAAGCGGTGTACTGACGGTGAACATTCCGGCGGGGGACTACCAGAACGGCTGCGTTTACGGAATCGTAATCGCGCAGAACATTCCGTCAACAACGATCATCGGCGCGCCGGTGGTAATCACCATCGGGGACGGAACGGTAACGTATCCGCTGCTGAAATGCAACGGCGCTCAGGCGACAGTGTTTAATCTGGACACCCGCCACAAATACCTGTGTCGCGTTGTCACTTCGTCCAGCGGCGGCAGTTTCTGTATGCTCGGTAATTCCTGCTGCTCTCACTCTAACGCGCTGCGGTCCATCAACGGAACTGCACCGACAACGTAAGGGGGTGACGGCATGAAAAGAGGTACTATGATGCTGCTGATGCAGCGAAACCGCAGAAGCGACTTTGCACCGGAGGAATGGAGAACCCGCAAGGCGTACCCCGAAGATCGTCAGCACTACGGCGTGCGGTATCGGTACAATCATATTGAGCCTTACGGTTATGATGAGCCACAGAGCTACTACGACGAACGATTCCACGGCGGCAGAGAACTGGAGATGCGCGGCTATACGCGCTATTCCAACGGCAGATTTGCCCCGCACAGCAGCGCGGAATATCCCGAGTATGACGAGATGCCGACATACCATGAAGAGGGTATGCGCCCGATTGGGTTTCGTGATGAACCTATGCGTATGGGGGATACTTCGTATGTAGGGGACAAGACACACGGCAGCGACAAACAGCTCGGCTATGCACGCGGCAGCGGCGCGAAGCTCAACCGTGAAATGGCGGAACGCTGGGTGCGCGGCATGAAGAACGCCGACGGCTCGACCGGCGCACACTGGACACTGGACCAGACCACGGAATTGATGCAGCGGCGCGGAATAAACTGCAATCCGGTGAAATTCTGGGTTGCGATGAACGCAGTGTACAGCGACCTCAGCGAGGTTGCAGAGCGCCACGGCGTAGGCAATGATGAATTTTACGCGGACATGGCAAAGTCGTTTTGGCTGTGTGACAAGGATGCAGTGGAAGACAAACTGGCGGCATACTACGAGAACGTTGTAAAACACAACTAAACACAAAAAGCAGGTGGAAACACCTGCTTTTATTTTACGAAAAGGAGAAAAGTATATGGCGAAAAGTGCGTGGGGCGCAATCGGAAAGGTACTGGGAACAGGCATTAAGAACACCATTGCGGCAAACACAAAGAAGAACAACACGAGCAGTTCTTCTTCGAGCTCGTCGAATCGCGGCAGCAGCAGTTCTTCCGGCGGCTCGTCAAACAACACGACGGTCAGCACAGCAAGCAGCGCAACCTCTACGCCGGACTGGCTGAAACAGGCGCAGGCAAACTCGCAGGCGTGGCACACGGCAGATGCAGCAACGAAAAAAACGCTGCAGGAGAAGAACAAGGCACTGTACAGCAGTCACGGCTACACCTATGACGGCAAGACGGGCACATGGAGCGCACCGACTGCGGGCAGTAAATCGGCTGCGGCAGCCGGAAACCTGATCGGCGGACTGGCTAATATCGGCCTGAACGCTTACAATCAGCTCAAAAACCAGAACAACAATCACAGTTCAATTCCGAGTGCGGACTACAAGAATACCGACCTCGGCAACACGTTCTGGCAGTCGGTAAACGGCGGCTCGACCGACATTGACTATTTGCAGTCTATTGCGGATGCACGACAGAAAAAAGCACAGGCAAATGCTAATCTGAATCAGTATGTGGACGATCAGAACCAGCTTGCCATGCAGGCATATATCAATCAGCTGCGGCAGACTCAGAAATATGCAGATCAGTACAACCAGTATTACGAGGATGCGATCTCCAAGCAGCAGGATGCGTACACACAGGCGGCGGAACAGGCAGCGGCGCAGTACCGACAGCTGATGCCGACGATGAACCAGAGCTATGATGATGCAGCGCGGCAGGCATATATCAACTACCGAACCGCACAGCGCGATCTTCCCGAACAGCTTGCGGCGGCGGGCATTTCCGGTCAGGGTGCGGCGGAAAGCTCGATGGTTCAGCAGAACAACGCTTACAATGCGGCGTATAACCAGAACGAGCAGGCGCGTGCGAACGCCCTCGCCAATCTGGAAAATCAGGCGGCAAACGCCTACAATACGACGGCCAATCAGGGCTTGCAGAGCGTTGCAGAACTGATGGCGCAGCAGGCGAATGCACAGCAGAACATTCTTGCACAGCAGGAGCAGATGCGACAGAACGCAATTGGCAATCTGTTTAACTATAACAACGCGATGGGCTATTCCGGTGGCATGCCGACGCTCGACGCACAGCAGACGCTTGCGAACATTGCGTACAACAAGCGTGCACAGGATATGCAGCAGTCGCAGTATGACCAGTCGTTTAAGAACGATCAGCAGAATGCTATGCGTGATTACTACCTCAAACTCTGGGAGGGCATGGGCAATCGCGGCGCTACGGCGCAGATTGCGGCGGTTCTTGGCATCCCTGTTGGCTCGGTATACGGCGCAGGCACTTACAACGCAAATTATTACTAAACAGCATTGGGGGCGGGCGACCGCCCCTCTCTGATTTTGGAGGCGTAACATGGCATTAAGCAATTCCCGCAAAAAGCAGCTTGAACAGGCAAAGAAGAACGCCAAGGAAAAAGCAAAACAGAAGCAGAACAAGGCACTGATTCAGCAGTACAACGCGACGCACAAGAACGCACCGAAGCAGACCGTCAGCGCAAAAACGAACAACCGCAGCACGCAGAAACAGGCAAGCACGCCGCGGCGGAACGCAAAAAACCCGCGCGCGGACAGCAATCACGGCATCCAGACGGCGCGGCACACAGCGTCCACGGCAAAGCAGGCAAGCACTTATCTGTCCGGTGGGAACAGCTCCCGAAGCCGCACTTCGCGTTATGCCGCATCTTCCGGTACGACACTGCCGAAGACAACACGGCGAACCGGCACGGGCAAGACATGGAACGAGAAGGAAGAACGGCAAAAAGCGATTGATACGCTGAATGCCAACTCCATGGCGTGGCACAACACATCGGACGAAGCGGAAAAGACGCGCCTGCACGCGGCGAACAACCGCATTCGTCAGAAGTTCGGCATGACATACAATGGCGACAGCGGCGCGACGTATCTGCCAAAAGCCAGCGGTGGAAAGACCAATGTTTCCAAGCCGGTGGTTGAGACGGCGAGGAATGCAGCGTTTGGTCAGAACTATCAGACGCAGGGGCAGAAACAGGCGCGGTATGACGAACTGAATAACGAGATTGACCGGATGCAAAAGCAGTATCCGTATCTGATCGCTATGGACATGAAAAACCGCAATGCAGGAGAAAAACTGGCTGCGGTGCCGTGGCTGATTTCTCACCCGAAACTGGCGGCTGCCGGTATCAACGGCGATGACCAGTACAACAAGATGAGCACGACGAACAAAAAACAGGCGGACGCGATGTATCAGCTGTACAAGCGGCTGAACGATGAGGCGGATGCGATCAGCAAGCAAAGTGCAGGAAAGGCGTGGGGCAGCGGCGTTGCGAATGCAGCACTCAATGCAGCGGGTGCAGTAGAAAACGGAGCGCGCTATGTTACCTCTGCGGCTGAAAACGCACTGAGCGGTGCGCTCAAACTTGCCGGTGCAAATGACGCGGGCAAGTTCTGGGAAGATGTTGCAAAGAACACGGCAAACACCAGTTTTGCGGATTCTGCAATGCAGAAGGTGAACGACTGGGCGCAGCCTGTCGGTTCGGCAAAGAAAGCGCAGGAGCTTGCAGGCTCCGGTGCGCGTATGCTGCCGGGCATGGCGCTGGGTGCGGCAACCGGTACGGCAAGCAAGGTTTCCTCTCTGCTGGATAAAGCACCTCTTGCGAATGCAAGTTTAGCGGCAATCTTTGGCGATTCGGCGGCGAGCGGTGCACGCGAAGCGCTGAACGACGGCGCAAGTCTCAATCAGGCGCTTGCTTACGGTGCGGGCAGCGGCTTAACCGAGGTCGGCACGGAGAAGATGTTCGGCGGTATTCCCGGACTGAACGATGGCGTTGCAAAGCTGGGAAGCAAGAGCAAGATTCTCAACAGGGCGTTTGATATTCTCGGTGAGGGCGTGGAGGAAGCAGCGAGCACGCTTATCAATCCCTATCTGAAACGCGCTGCCTACGACAAGAACGCACAGAACGCAACTGCACAGGAGCTTTGGGACAGTGCAAAGGGCGGCATGACGCTTGCAGGTATTATGCAGGGCGCGAACGCGGTATCGGAACGGCTGGCAAACCGGAGATACGACACTGCACCGGCTGAGACAACCACCTCTATTCATGACGCAAATGCGGATATGCGGGCGGCAGAGCAGATGGACAATCGACTGCACCCGAACACGCCGCAGGCACTCCCGACGGCACAGCGGATTGCGCTGCCGGAGGGCAACACGAGAACGGCGAACACGCTGTATGCGAATGAGAACGGCGGTGTTGCGAACAATCTGCGTGCATTTAGTCAGTCCAATACACCGGACGTACTGTACGGCAATATGCGCGGCGATTTCACGTCTGCACCGGACAGCGGCAGTGTATTGTTTGCAAGCCAGAACGGACAGGTATCGCAAACCCTTCCTACCGGTTATCTGCCAGTGGGACGCAGCGGATTGACGAAGGTTGCGGCACAGGTGGATGAAACGCAGACGATTCCACGGTTTGCAGTGGATGATGCGGGTAATTCCAACGGCGGTTTGAGTGATGCCGAAATGCAGTGGGCAAAGCTGCTTGCGGCTAATCAGGAGAAAACCGGTGTCAGCATTCAGCAGGTAACACATGAAATTGTTGATTCTACGTTTGAGGAATACAATCAGGCATTGCAGTCGGCGGAACAGTATGTAAGAGACTACACGCCGCAGGGTACGTCTGTTGTGTGGAACGCAGACGGAACCAGTTTTAGAGCAAGCAACAACGAAAAGTGGTACTCCGACTACTACAAGAAGAACGGCAAGGCACCGAGCAGAGCCGAGGCGGCGCAGGTTGCGGCACAGCTGGTAAAAGCAGATATTCAGCGCGGCGGCGGTCAGTTTATCAGCGCAGAACTGGCGCAGGACTTGCAGACCGCATTGGAGATTCAGGCGGCAGCAAATGCACTGGGCGAAAATGTTATCTCTGCACAGGTTGTAGATGGTAATCTGGTGGTGCAGCGCGGCACACCTGCACACACGGCAAATATTCAGGACACCAACGCAAGACTCGACCGGAATATTATCAGCCCGGTAATGCAGGGCGCGACGGCGGCTCCGATCAACCTGAACCCGATGCAGAGAGCCGGTCAGACGCAGAGCGCACCGACGCTTGCGGATGTGCAGCAGGCGCGGAACGACATTATGCCGAAGCTGACCCGTGCGGGGGCGGAGACGGCGCAGACGGACGTTCAGACTGCACCGCCGGAAATTACACAGCCGATGCAGGAAAACGCGCATGCGGCACAGCAGGCGGATATTAACCCCAAGCTGGCAAAAGCGGAAGTAACGCCGGAAAGCTCGGTCGGCGCGGCGAAAACCGGATTCGACCCGTATTCCAAGATGGTGAATGACTATGGGGCGATTGAGCCGGGCGAAAATCCGGCACGAGTGGTGGATGTGCCGCAGAGTACGAACGGCTCGGACAGGGTAAGCAATGTGGCGCGAACCATTATGGAGAGCGGCATTACACCGGACAACCTCATTCCGGCACTGGAAAACCATGTTGCGGAGGGTTTATTTTCGCATGATGTGAAGTCGCTGAAAAAAACACTCAGCGGTGCAACGAAAACCATTCAGAAGAAGGGATGGCAGGGCGCGTTTGACCAGTGGGAGGAAGTGACGGACGGCCGCAGAGCCGTTACGGACGATGATATTGCACTCGGTCAGATGATGTACACGGCGGCGGTTGAAGCGGGTGACACGCAGACGGCAATGAAGCTCGCGGGTGATCTTGCAGTACAGGGTACGGCACTCGGACGCGGCGTAAATGCGTTTAAGCTGCTCAAAAAGACCACGCCGGAAGGTCAGCTTTACTACTTGCAGAAGGCTGTACAGAAGATTCAGCAGGAGTATCAGTCGCGGTTTGACAAGCAGGCGAACAAGGCGGCTAAGAAACAGGGCGTTCCGGCAGCGGAAGTCGCAGACCAGTACGGACTTAAACTGAATGAGGACTTAGCGAAAGAGTTTTTGCAGGCAGAGACCGATGAAGCGCGTGCAGAAATCACTGACAAGATTTACAATGATGTTGCGCAGCAGATTCCTAAGACGGCAGGCGACATGCTGAACGCATGGCGCTACTTTGCGATGCTGGGTAATCCGCGCACGCATATCCGCAACATTATGGGCAACGTAGCCTCTGCGGCGGCGCTCGATACCAGTCACAAGGTTTCGGCAGTAGGTCAGAAGTTTTTGCCGAAGGAAAAGCGAACCCGTGCGCTGCATACGAGCAAGGCGGCAAAGCAGTTTGCCAAGGCGGACTATGCAAACGTCGAGACGGAACTCAGCGGCAATGCCTACAAAACCGAAATGAGCGAAATCAAGCAGCGGCAGAAGCTGTTTCCGAAGCCGCTGCAAAAGGTGATGGACGCGAACACATGGGCGCTTGACGCGGAAGATCAGGTTTTTAAGAAGAAATCCTACATTGACAGCATGGGTAACTTCCTGACGGCGCGCGGCTGGGACGTAAACAACCTCACGGAAGCACAGCTGAACGAGGCGCGTCAGCACGCGATTCAGGACGCGAAGATCGCAACGTTTCAGGATGCGTCGGCACTGGCGGACACGCTCAGCCGACTGGAAAAGAAGAACAAGGCAACAGAAGTTATTATCGGCTCACTTGTGCCGTTCAAACGCACGCCAATCAACGTTGCAAAACGCTCGTTTGAGCTGTCACCGGTCGGTCTGCTGAAAGCAATCACTTATGACGCGGTACAGGTCAAGAAGGGCAATATGGACGCAACGAAGATGATCGACCATATCGGACAGGGTCTCACCGGTTCGGGCGTTGCGGCGCTCGGCGCGTTCCTTGCAGCGCAAGGTTTGTTCTCTGCAGGCTCGAGCGACGACGACAAGGAAGCAAACTTTGATGCGGGCATGGGTCAGCAGGAGTATGCAATCAACATCGGTGGCAAGTCGTACACGATTGACTGGGCGTCTCCGGCTGTTGTGCCGCTTGCGATGGGCGGCGAGCTGTATGAAGCACTGCACCAGAAGTACGACGACGAGGAAACCGCGTTCAATCAGGCAATGGCAACGGTCAGCCGTATGTTCGACCCGATGCTCAACATGACGATGCTGTCCGGCATTGGCTCGACAGTTTCGAGCGCGGCATACAACAAGAGCAATCCGCTGTTTGGCATTGCAAGCAACGTTGCAACCAACTTTGGCGGTCAGTTCGTGCCGACGCTGTTCGGTCAGGTTGCGCGGACGGTGGACAACACGCGCAGAACCACCTATGCGGACAAGAACAGTCCTGTTCCGTCGAGCGTGCAGAAGTTCTTGCAGCGGCAGGCGAACAAAATTCCGGGACTGTCGCAGTATCAGCCTGCATATACGGATGTTTGGGGCAGAGAACAGAAGAACGGACCGGACAACGTGTTCGCACGCGCAGCGTACAACTTCTTCTCGCCGGGCTATTTGGCGGATGCAAAGGGCACACAGACCGAAAAGGCGCTCAAGGAGCTGTATCAGGCAACCGGTGACAACTCTGTTTTGCCAAGCAAGCCGCAGAAGTATTACAAGGCTGAGGACGGCACGAAGAAGTTCCTCACCGCGCAGGAATATTCCACACTGACAAGCCAGAGCGGTAAAATCTCGCTCGATGCAATCGACAAGCTGACAAAATCCGAGGCATACAAGCAAATGTCGAACGATGAGAGAATCGAAGCGGTTGCGGATATTTACAAGTATGCCAAGGCGATTGCGGCAAACAAGGTATACAAGAAGGAACTGGACGGCACAACGAAGATTGTCAGCGAAAGCGGCATTGAACCGGGCCTGTACTACGCCTACAAGGAGATGGAGGACAGCCTGAACAACGATATGGAGGGCTGGGAAGCGCGAGACCAGACGTTTAACTCCATCAAGAGCGACAAGTCGCTTTCTGAGCAGGAGAAGAACGGCCTGTATCACACGCTGCTTATCAAGGGTACATCTGACAGCCAGTGGGAGAAGTACCAGAAAATCAGCGGCAAGGTGACGGCTGAGGAATATGTGGACGCGATGATTCAGAAGCAGGCGATCACCAAGGAAGGTGAGGATATCGAGAAGGGACGCGCTTCTTTGGAGGCTACGGAGTTTTCGTATTACCTCGATTCCAAGGGGTATACCGGTGAAAAGCGGCAGGCGCTGGAAGATACGTTCAAGTTCTATTCGATGGTTAAGGCTGACCCTGCAAACTATACGTTTGATATGATTCGTGAGAACGGCGGCACAAAGGAAAAAGCCGCTATCGGAGAAGTGGAAAGCGCCGGTATCAGCGCAGCGCAGTACGCACAGATTAAGTCTGCGGCAAGCGGTGTTACCTATGAAAAGGGCAAATCTGGTGCGAAACTGGCGGCAGTTGCAAAGGTTGTCAGCCAGAACACGGCGAACTACAATGAGTATGCGGCAGTTATGCATGCGCTCGGCTACAAAAAGATCGACGGACATTACACCAGTGGCGGCAAACTGCCGGAAGAAAGCGGTTTGAACACCGGTATCAATGTAAACCGTTCATCGGCTTCGCAGAAAACCAGCAGCGCGGGATTTGTTAATCCGACTAACCTTTCCAACGTGGTAGTAACAAGTGAATATGGAAATCGAAAACCGGTTAAAACCTCAACTGGTTACAGTAGTTCTGATCATGATGGTATTGATATTGATACCGCGAACGGTGCTATCAACGGTCAGGCGGCGGACAGTATCGGCAGCGGCAAGGTCATTCAGGTTGGCTATGAGGAAAAGGGCTACGGCAACTATGTTGTGGTAGACCACGGCAACGGCTATACCTCGCTGTACGGTCACTTGCAGAAGGCTACGGTTAAGCAGGGAGACACGGTAAGCGCAGGTCAGCAGGTCGGCGTGATCGGCTCCACCGGCAGCAGTACCGCTCCACATCTGCACCTGAGAGTGCATAAGAACGGACAGAGTATTGACCCGAGAACGGTTATTCCGGGGTTCGGCAAATGAGAGAGGGAGGGCGTGAGCCCTCCCTTTTTATCTTTTGTGTGTCACTTGATGTGTCACCTGTGATTTTTAATGCATAAATCGTTAGATATAGCTGAGATTTTTAAGAATTACATATTGAAGCAACTGCAATATGCTATGATTTTACCCTTGCATATAAAACCGAATAAAATTCCTCGTCAAACTCTGAATTTGGCGAGGAATTTCTGTTTTTACGAATTTATTAAAGGTATAAAACGAAACGGGGGATTGCGACGATTACATTATAAATGGGTTTGAAAGGGGTTTTGCGTGGTGTTGGGTGTGTCACTTGATGTGTCACCTAATAGACGCGATTTTCCCGCTATCGCGCGCTTGCTGAAATTCCGCAATACGATCGGCGGCAGACGCAAATGCCTCGTCAGAGAGGTGCGTATAAATTCGCGCGGTCATAGCGATGCTTTTGTGCCCCATGAGTTCTTTTGCTACATTGATAGGTACGCCTGCGGTTTGCAAATCGGTTGCAAAAGTGTGACGCATACAGTATGGAGTGAGGTCTTCGGCTACTTTAGATGTCTCTGGTATAATAGTTTTGCGGAAAGTCTTTGCACCCATGTCAATATCAAGAGCACGCTTAAAAGTCTGCCACATGTGATACATGGAAGATATGCTATATGGAGCGCCAGTTATCGGCTGAGTAAAGATATATCCTGTGCCTCCGGTGAGATACGGACGCAATGCAGGATTGATAGGGACGGAACGATCGCCGTAGTCGGTCTTTGCTGAATGTAGGATTATTCTGTTTTCGCTCAAACGCACATCTTCCCATTTGGCTTTGCGAGTTTCAACCGGACGCGCACCAGTGTAAAGCATAAACAAAACCCAAAAACCGGCGCGATGTGTTTTGCAGACGTTGAGTATATGTTTCCGCTCATCTGCGGTAATGGCCCTGTGTGTACCTCTTTCTGCTGTTGGCATAGTGATCCCCTCGGAAGGGTCAAATGTGAGTATGCGCTCTATACGAGCCTGCTTAAACGCAGCTCTAATGAATGTGATTAGTTTGGTTGCGAGGGAAAAGGACTTTCCGGCAACCTCGTTCATAATACGCTGTAAATGCGCTGACTTAACATCGCACAGCCGCATATTCCCGATGACCGGAGAGATATAATTTTTTTGCATGCCAACCATGTTTCGATATGTGCTATTTGCTACCGTGGTCTTTTTGTAGGTCTCCAGATAATCTGTAAACCACTTATCAACTGTGGTATTTTCGTTAATAATGTCGATACCCTGTTCAAGACGGCGTTTCTTCTCCTCCACCTTTCGCCACAAATCGCGTTGCGTCTTTGCGCGGACATTGTAGCGCTTTCCCTGAAACGAGAATGATTCACGATAATATCCATCTTTGTTTTTATTCATGTTGAAAAACCTCCTATTTTGTCGTATAATAAGAGGGTAGATTCCGTTCCAAAGTTTCTACCCTCGTCCCGCTTCGGTGCTGACAACGCCGGGCGGGATTTTTTTGTTTCAAAAACGTTACTGAGCGCAGTTCATGCAGGGCGTGTAGCCCTTGTCACTGGCTTCTGCGATTGTGGTTTCGATTGCGTTTTCGCCGGCGCAGGACTGCGACAGGTGGTAACGCTTGCCGGATGGTGCGATGTAGGCGGTGGGGCTTGCGGGCTCGTCTGGCTCGGACATTTTACCGTAATATCCGTAGTCTGGGATATCTTCTCTGCCGGTGTCGATTCCGTAGTTGTCGCAGGCATCGAGCCAACCTTGGTCGTATATGGCTTGCTCATCTCCGGCGTATTGCGAAAGCGCATCGAACGAAACAAGATTGTAGTCGGATTCTATATCCGCTATGTTGTCGGAAACATACTGCCGGAATACGTCCTCGTCGATATATTCATGCGGATCTTCCTGCACCAGCTCAATTCCTTCCTGCTGCGCTTCCTCGATGCTTTTGTTGTTGCCCTGCACTACAAGTACGTTCATAATCGTACTGACAACAGCAACGAATATCGCCATCCGTAAAGCACGTTTGGAAACTGCTTTGTTGCGGGCCTGCTCTTCTTCTTTGGTTTGGCTGCATACTTCATCAGCTGCGTCGTGTGCGACGATTCCGATGAAGTATGTCAGTCCGAAATAAAACAAGAATGTGCAGATATGCCCTAACATAGTGTCTGTCACCTTGCACACTTCCTTTCTTTATGGTAAAATGTGTGTGCAAGGGAAGCCCTTGTATAAATGCCCGTTTGGTGGTTACGTCACCGGCGGGCATTTTTTATTTGTCCGGTTTATGGGACATTGGTTATGCTGGTCAATTTATTGCCCTTGATAATCGAACAAATGTTCTGCATAATTTAGGCGTAAATTGACGAACGGTTTTGATTGCATTTTCCTCAAAATGGTAATATGCTAAAACCAAAGAACGAAAGGCGGAAATTAAAATGGACAATATCGACAAGCTGTTAAACTACATCAATTCGTTTTCGAATCCCCGCCTCATCTTGGACACGCTATCCGCGATTGCTGAACCAGTCATCAATCACCGCGATAATGTGCATGAGGAATTGCAGGTCGGCATCCGAGATCGCGGCACTGCCGCTCTCAATGATGTGAAGTTTCTGCAAAACTTCAAGTAAATCTTCACGGGTTACTTGGTTGTTCTCCCTCGTTTCGGCTTCGGCCGGAGCGGGGGAGTTTTTGTTTTGATAGTAGGTTTCGAGATTTCCGTATATTATCTCTTGTGGGGGGACGTTGAAAATCTCTGCGATTTTGTTAATGTTCTTCAAGCGAGGTTCTTTTATTCCGGTTTCCCATGCGGAAATCGCTCGATCTGTAACCTCCATCATTTTTGCAAATTCGACCTGCGATATATTGTGGTGTTCACGCAGGGCTTTGATGTTTTGCGCTATTGTTGCATTGTCATTCATTTTATCACCCCCTCTTGTTTGAATATAGTATATCATTGCAGGCTGAGCATTGCAATAGAAAAACATAAAAAAATCAACTTAAAGTTCTTGACACTCAACTTAAAGTGGAGTATACTATAATCACAGAAGCGAGGAGGTGAAGAAAAAAATGATGTACACAGTAAAGTTAGCGCGTATCGCAGCTGGGCTTAAACAGGTGGAAATGGCAGAAAAAATGGGCATTTCTCGTGATACTTACCGCAAAATCGAGAAAGACCCAGAGGAAGCAACTGTTGCACAGGCAAAGCAGATTGCTGAGATTACCGGCATTCCGGTAGGTGAAATTTTTTTGTGCTTCGCATCAACTTAAAGTTGAGTTCCCGCGGTGAAATAAACCCGGCCTGCAAACCGAGTTTATAACAGCCAAATGTTTACCGCGAATGCGTTGCACCTTTCGGGCACTGTTGCAGCAGCGCTTCTGTGACGCATTGTATTTCTTGTGCTGATGACAGCAGCAGGAGACCCACGCAAATACAGTTTTGCAGGCGTACAAGACTACCGTAACCACAAGGATTTTTACGCTATCCCAGCGGCGGTGGGTACGCAGGCACGAGTGCAAACTCACGGTGCGGGGTAATTCAAAAGTTTGGTCAAGGTGATGACCTCCCTTATATCGAATTACCCATATCGGGTATTTGCATTATACCACTTTATGCATAAGAAAGCAAACATTTGAGCGTGTAAGCGCAAGGGCTGCGAACGACAAAGCACGGCACGGAGTTGCAGCGGAAAACCAGCGCACATCTAACAGTCTGCTAACAGTCTGCTAACAGGCAACTAACACACAGAACGGAGGGCTGAAATTGGAGGAACGGACATACAAAGCGCTGCGGCAGGAGGTCAAAAACGACCTTGAACAGCTCTTTCCGGGAGCCGTACTTTTAACGCTTGAACAGGCGGCTAAAGTATACGGATTTCGGGATAAACGGTCGGCAAAGGACGTTATCGGCGCACCGCGAGTTGAAGGAGAGCGGCGGGTAGTTTACTACCTCGGTGATATTGCAAGTGACATTGCAAAGCGTCGAGCGGGAAACGTAAAACGGCGTTAGCTAACACTCTAGCAACAGACCATCAACACACAAAGCAACAGACCGATAACAGACCGATAACACACAGATAACACACCGAGGCTTAAGAAAGAAAGTAACAAAGAAAGAAAAGAAGTATATATATTCTCCCTACGGTCGAATATATATAAATTTAACTTTCTAAGAAAGAAAGAAAAGAATAACCCTCTCACTACGTTCGAGGGTTACAAGAAACTGCGAAAGGGGATTGAAAATGACCTACAAACGCTGTGGCTGGCTTGCAGGAATGTGTTTCCTCGGTGTCCTGCTCTCTGGTGGCATGACTGAGAATGGCCGCATTGACCTGTTCAGCGGTGCGGCTATCATGCTGGCGCTGCTGGCAGTCGGATTTGTAGCCGCAAGGGAAAGCGTGCTGCTTGCGGCCTATGAGCACCGGCAGAGATATCGCTGAGGGGAGAAAACAGGATATGACGGAAGCAAGAAGGAAAACGCTGAAAGTCAAAGACATGCAGCGCCGGGTTATCGGCAAGGCGATGACGGCGGCTAAGTACGGCCTGCAGATGCGCGAGAGCGCAAAGAAGATCAGCATGAGAACGGAGGAACGAAAATGACAAAGCATGAATATTTCCGGCAGTTTAGCTTGCCAGACTGGGACAAGCGAGAAGTCCCGCAGGGGTTAGGCTGGTACTTCACCCAGTACAACCCGGAAACCTGCGAGGGCGAGGGATGGTTCGGCACCGAGGACAAGCCGGAGTATTCTTTCGAGGACAAAATCTTCGAGGGCGAGGACGGCGAGCCGGCTCTCATGAGCCGTACTTGCGGCATCGGCGAGGGTTGTTTCTGGACGGAGTGGAGGTGATGACATGATTGTGAAAATCAATGGTACGCCGATTGACACGGCGCGGGTGCTGCGGTTTGCACCGCGGAAGAAGGACGGCTTAGATTTCAGGGACAACGAGGTTTGTTCACTGGATGAGCTGAAATGGATTCAGCAGCGCATCACGGTGCACGCTGAGTGCATGGAGCGCGTCTGGACAGTAGATCGCATGGGATGGCGGTTCCTGCTCCTGCGGGATGCTTATGGCAATGTGTTCCCACAGTGTTTCGCACCGCTCAGCGGTGAGCTGGAATACCTGCAGGCATGAGAAAAGCCGCTGACGGACGGCAATCCGAACAGCGGCAAAGAAAAATAGGTTTACGGTGATTATAGCACCGGAGAGGAGAAAAAGCAAGTGAAATGCTACAAAGGCTTTGACAAGGACTTGAAATGCCGTGGTTTTCAGTACGAAATCGGCAAAGAGTACGAGGAAAACACGGCGGATATTTGCCATAAGGGTTTCCACGCCTGCGAGAACCCGATGGACGTATTCGGATACTACAACCCGGCAGATTCGCGTTACTGCGAGGTAGATTTGGATACTAACGAGCAGACTGAGGAGGACAGCAAGCGGGTTGGCAAAAAAATAAAGATTGAAACAGAGATTGGCCTTTCAGGGATGATTTAGGCTGGCGTGAAGTTCATTCTGGAAAAAGTGGATTTTAAGAGCGCGAAAGAGAGTAACACAGGCGACCAGAGCGCCGCCACAAACACAGGCGACTGGAGCGCCGCCACAAACACGGGCGACCGGAGCGCCGCCATGAACACGGGCAACCAGAGCGCCGCCACGAACACGGGCGCCCGGAGCGCCGCCACAAACACAGGCTACCAGAGCGCCGCCACAAATACGGGCAACCAGAGCGCCGCCACAAATACGGGCAACCAGAGCGCCGCCACAAACACGGGCAACCAGAGCGCCGCCACGAACACAGGCTACCAGAGCGCCGCCACAAACACGGGCGCCCGGAGCGCCGCCACAAACACGGGCGAACAGAGCGCCGCCACAAACACAGGCGACCGGAGCGCCGCCACAAACACGGGCAACTGGAGCGCCGCCACAAACACAGGCGACCGGAGCGCCGCCACAAACACGGGCAACTGGAGCGCCGCTACGGTTGGAGGAGCGGAAAGCATTGCGGTCGTTACCGGGTATGGCAGCAAAGCGAAAGGTGCTGTCGGCTGTTGGCTGGTGCTCACGGAACGTGATGAAAAAATGCACATTTTAGGCGTTCAGGCTGTTTGCGTAGATGGAGAAACCATCAAAGCGGATACGTTTTATATGCTGAAAAACGGCGCGATTATAGAGGTGGATGAATAATGAAAGACAAGAAGCTGTTTCACAGCCTGCTTGATCTGGTTCTTGAAAAACAGGACAGCGAAGCGGATACAGGCATTGACATGAATGTTTCTACACTGGGATATACCGCTTCGGTTTGGCTGATGAATGTCGAAGACAAAAAGATCACTGGAGCAAAGGAATATTATACCCGCATTGGTGATGAGGCATGGGCGAAAACGAAAGACGGAAAAACGGAAATCGTGCATGACGAGGACGTTTTGGAGGCACTGCGCAATGCGTGATACTATCACCGGATGCCCCGAGCGGGCGTTAGAGCCGCCGGAGAGGGCAGATCAGGAGCGACTTAACCGGTTGCAGGATATGTGGGAAGCCGAGACTGCTATTGGCTTGTATCTGGAAGATTACACGGATTTGTTTCCGCAGGAAATCAAGAGCTTTCTCGATGATTTGAGAATGGCGGTTTATGACTTTGAGCAGGAGGATGAAGAATGAGTGACAATCTGACGCTGTATAATGCGCTGCGCACAGTGCCGCAGACAGCCAAAAAGGAGATTCAGGCTGGAAAGCTGAAAGGTTTTACCGACATTAACCCCATGTGGCGAATTAAGGCGCTGACGGAGCAATTCGGGCCGTGCGGCATGGGCTGGAAAACCGAGATTGTCAAACAGTGGCTTGAAACGCATGACGGCGTTGTGTGTGCATTCTGCAATATCAATCTGTTTGTCAAGGTGGAAGGCGAATGGTCTGACGCTATTCCAGGCACGGGCGGCAGTCAGTTTGTTTCGCAGACCAGAAACGGCCCGCAGGTATCAGACGAATGCTGGAAGATGGCATATACTGACGCTATCTCGGTTGCTGCAAAGATGCTCGGCGTTGGCGCAGATGTATACTGGAACGATGATAGCGTGCGAGAAGATCAGACTAAGTATTCTGGAGAAGCCGAGCGGGCAGGTACGGATAAGCTGATTAAACGCGATTGTCAGGCATTTGCGCACAGGCTACAACAGGTCTACGGCAATGACAAGGCACAAGAACACCTTATGCGACTTACCGGCTGCCGTACTACGTCCGAGGTAACGTATGACGAATATCATTTTGCGCTTAAAAAAATCGAGCGGGAGCTGGCGCTGCAAAAGCCGCCAGAAGATGTGATTGGTGAGGTGGAAACAACCACCATTAAGAAGATTGCAAAAGCGCTGGGCGCAACCACGAAAAAGAAGTTTGAAGAAACCATCGGTTTTCCGCTGGATGATCTTCCGAAACTGAAAATGAATGATTTCGGCGCATTGATGGTAGAGCTGAACAAGAAGATGGACGATAAAGACCATCAGAAGGCAATGGAGGCTATGCCATGACGCATGAGTTTGATCATGCGCAGGTAATACACAACGATCTCGGAAATTGGTTGTGTCTTCACATCAGCAATGCACCTATGGCACGAGTTGAGTGCGAAAAACTCAAAGATGGTAAGGTGTATACCGCCAAGATCGCGCCTAAGCAGGAAAGACGAGACCTTGACGCAAATGCGATGTACTGGGCGCTGTGCGGAAAACTGGCTAAGGCCATGGGTGAACCACCGGAGTGCATTTACAGACGACATATCAAAGACATTGGCAACTATGAAGTACTGTGTATGCAGACACAGGCAGTAGCGAGTTTCGGTCAAAAGTGGACGAGCAACCATATTGGAAGATTTATTGAAACCAGAGCATCGAAAATCAACGGTTGCACAACAGTGCTTGCGTATTATGGTTCAAGCGATTTTGACAAGAGGCAAATGTCCCAGTTGATTGACAACTGCATTCAGGATTGCAAAAACGCCGGAGTGGAAACCGCGTCACCAAGCCTGTTAAGCGAGTTGAAAGACGAGTGGGAGACCGGAAGAAAGGAACGCTGCGTATGAGGTTTACGACATACAAACGCTTTGTACCAGCGGACTGGAAAATAGGCTATCGCTTCGCCTGCTGGGCACGAAATCACAGCGGATGGGCGAAGATGAAGAAGGACTACAGACGAAGGGCAAAGCGCAGGTTGGAACGCGCGGCGAGAAAGGACATGGAAGAATGAGACGGCAGACCAAGTTTACCGGCATTAGCCCGGCGGTATGGCGCGAATGCTGGGAGCGGGACGGCGGCATTTGCCGCCACTGCGGGAAAGGCGGAGTTCTGCAAGCGTGCCATTTTGTATCGAGAGCACGCGGCGGCATGGGTATTCCGACGAATTTAGTCATGCTGTGCCCAGAGTGCCATCGGGAGATGGACCAGGGCGACGGCAAGGAAATCAAGCGGGAAATGCGGGAGTACCTGCAGAGCATTTATCCGCTGTGGAGTGAGGGAAACCAGAAGTATACCAAAGAGACAGGGAGATGAAAGTTGATTTAGAAAAATATCGGGAATACATCGAAACCCGGATTGCGGAAGGCGCGAGCTTGCGAATGCTTGAGAACGAAATCGGAATTGAGCGACAAAAACTCTCAAGAGAGATGAAAAAAGCAGGCATGAGAGTTCCTACGCGAATTGAAAGCGTAAAATTCCTGTGGAAAAATCATAAACATCCGCACATTGGGAAAACCGGTAGCTTGTGCCCGACGTACGGACGCAAGATGTCAGATGAAACCAAACAAAAGCTGAGAGAAGCAATGGCTGGAGATAAAAATTATCACTGGTCCGGAGGAAGAAAGAAACACTCAAGCGGGTATATTCTTGTATATCGACCAGACAACCACTTAGCAGATAAACACGGGTTTGTGCTGGAACATAGGCTTGTAGCTGAACAGAAATACGGAAGAAAGCTGACATCTTCGGACATTGTACATCACATTGACGGCAATAAGACAAACAACAATCCAGAAAATATCGTGGTCCTGACCCGATCAGAACATGCGAAATTGCATAATGGATTGAAAAAATGCAACAAACGGAGGAATACAAGTGCTTAACAAGATCGTTTTACAAGGAAGATTAACAGATAATTTGGAATTGCGACACACGCAGTCTAATACGGCTGTAGCAAGCGGTACGATTGCGGTACAACGCAGCAGAAAGGATAACAACGGAGAATATCAGAGCGACTTCTGTTCCGTTGTCCTGTGGGGCAAGTTGGCAGAGCACGCAAGCACATGGTTCCACAAGGGCGATATGTGCATTGTTTCCGGCCGTTTGGAAAGCCGCGATTGGCAGGACAAGAACGGCAATAAGCGTCGATCGTGGGAAGTACAGTGCGAAAGCATCGACTTCTGCGGCGGCAAGAGCGAGGGCAAGCCGAAGGAGAACAGCGATTTTATTCCGACCGACGAGGCGGACGATGACGAACTGCCGTTTTAACAGGTGGTGAGGGACGATGAACGGGCACATAAAACTGCACCGTGCGCTTACGGAGTGGGGATGGTACAAAGACCTCCCCACCTGCAAGCTATGGCTGCACGTCCTGCTGAGAGCCAATTACAAGGCTTGTGAGTGGAAGGGTATAGAAATACCGCGTGGTGCGTTTGCAACAAGTTATGCGGCACTCTCGGCGGAAAGCGGGCTGTCTGTGCAGCAGGTACGGACGGCGCTCGGTAAACTGAAAAAGACCGGCGAAATCACGGTGGAAACCAATCGGCACTATACAGTTATCACGGTTAGCAAGTACGACGAGTACCAGAGCACCGAACGCGACGAAGTGACGACACCGGCAAAATGTTCGCCAAAGCCTAAACCGAAGCCCAAAGCCCAAGAAGCCGATAAGAAACTCGACCTAACAGAACGATTCTCGGAGCCGGTATGTTCGGCGGTTCAAGATTGGATTAGATACAAGAAGGAGCGCAGGGATGCATACGAGCCAACTGGTCTCAGAAACCTTCTCACGATGATTGAGAACCGCGTAAAGCAGCACGGAGAACAGGCAGTAGCCGAGGTTATCCGGCTGAGTATGTCGCAAGGTTGGAAGGGTATCATTTGGGACAGAATCGGAGACAAGCCGAAGAAAACCAAAACGGATGCGCCGATGTTTGACGGTGCACCCGCCGCCAATGACTGGGAAAGTGAGTGGGCGGCACGAGTGAAAGCAAGCAGAGGTGAGAAGTGAAGTTTGTAATCAAAGGTCCGCTGCCGGGACTGAATGAGCTGATCGAGGCGGAACGGCGCAATCGGTACTTAGGCGCACAGCTCAAGAAGAAGTGCGAAACCGTTGTGATGCACGCGGCAAGACAGCTCGGAAACGTGGAATTTGAGGAGCCGGTGTATATGATTTATCGGTGGTATGAAAAGGACCGGCGGCGGGACAAGGATAATATCTGCGCGTTTGGCAGAAAGGTTATTCAGGATGCGCTTGTTAAGGCGCGGTATCTCAAGAATGACGGTTGGAAGAACATTATCGGATTTGAAGATCACTTTTATGTAGATTCAAAAAATCCGCGGGTGGAGATCGAGATTATTGGGAGGGACGAAGAATGAAGGTCTTAGTAGCCTGTGAGGAATCACAGACGGTTTGCAAGGCGTTCCGCGAAAAAGGGCATGAGGCTTACTCCTGTGATATTCAGGAGCCGTCCGGCGGTCATCCTGAATGGCATATCCTTGGTGACGCACTCGATGCCGTAGCAGGGGGGGTAATAATTACCATGGACGGTAAAGCACACGAGGTAGGCAAGTGGGATTTGCTGATTGCACACCCGCCTTGCACTCATTTAGCTGTATCTGGTATGCGCTGGTTCAAAGAGGGAGTGAAACCGCTCCATCTAAAATATGAAGCCGCTGCTTTTTTCTTGAAATTCGCAGAAGCGAATGTTGAAAAAATCGCAATAGAAAATCCGATTTGCGTCATGAGTTCGCTCTATCGTAAACCTGATCAAATAATCAATCCATATCAATTCGGCCATCCTGAGCAGAAAAAGACGGCCTTGTGGCTTAAAAATCTTCCGCTGCTACGGGAAACAGACAATGTGAAAGAGTACATGATGACGCTACCCGAAAAGGAAAGAGCCAGGATATGGTGGTTGGGTAGCAATCACGCAAAAGAGCGAAGCAAAACTTTTCCTGGTATCGCCAAGGCAATGGCGGAACAGTGGGGAGGTTGAAGCCGCTATTGCGATTTTTGGCAAGAGCTACGAGTACACACGGGCGTACCGCAAGTTCCGCGATGCGTTCAAGCGCGCAAAGCGCAAAGGAGGCGAGGGACAGACGTGGATAGACGGTGTATGACCTGCAAGTGGTACGAGCCGTTTGGCGGTGTGTGCTGCAACGGTGACAGCGAGCACCGGGCGGATTTCCGGTTGAAAGATGATCGGTGCGAGGAATGGGAGGAACGGAATGAAGCATGATTGCAACGGTTGCGACTATATGAAGTCGCTTGAAGATAATTCCGGAAGAACGATATATTTCTGTATGTTTGATCAGAGTCCGTACTATTTGGAGGAAACCGGAATTGACGGCGACTGTGAATTGGACGATTATGCAGAGGAAATTTATCGAAGAAGCGAGGAATGGGAGGGAAACGATGACTGAATACATCACGAAAAAGGCCGCGATTAAAGCGGTAGAAAACGCCCCTATCGAACTGTTCCAGAGCGAGTGGGAAGAAATCGAAGAAGCGATTAACGCTGCGCCTGCCGCCGATGTTGTGTCAGTGGTGCGGTGCAAGGAGTGCAAACATCTATTTTATACGATGTGCGCGGCTTGTGGATTTCTGCCTCACAAACCAAACGATTTTTGCAGCTACGGCGAGAGGAAGGACGGAGGTGCGGAATAATGCGGAATCCGTGCAAGGAATGCATTTATTACCACAAAGAAAATAAAACTTGCCAGTCGAAGAAATGCGCTACTTATGGCGACGGAAAAGTATCTTGGATTGATAGGTTGTTTTGTTCTCCGCGCAAGATAAATTCAATGACCGAATACCATAAAGTTTCAAAAAGCATTAACATTGCAAAAGGTTGTTGCCAGCGTTGTATAGAGAATGGCGGGTTTCACTGCAAAGACAGTGAAATTTGTTTAACTATCGGATATACGACTATTTATCTTTGCAAAGAACATTTCTGCGAAGCCATAAAAGTATTAAATGACTTTTATGAAAAGAACAAGGACGAATTGGAACAAAAAATAGACGGAGGTGCAGACAATGATTGAACTTAAATCTTGTCCTTTCTGTGGTGGAGAAGCGAGGTTGTTTGTAAATGACGGCGTAAGAGTGCTTTGTACTAAATGTCGCGCTTCTTCAAAGATTTTGGTAGACAGTGAATGTTACAAAACCAGTGCTGTTGAAAAAGTGATTGAAGCGTGGAACAGGAGGGCAAGCAATGATTGAGTTTAAACCCTGTCCGTTTTGTGGAGGAAAAGCGACTGTTCAATGTAAGCACACCGAAACATACGACGTTTGGGCGAACCACCCCGTTTTGTGTGCTAAGTATCGTGTTGGCTGTGAAAAGTGTGGAATTTATTTCTGGCAGTTGCACGAAATCCGATTGACAGATGGCCAACCTGCTGTTATTAAAAACGGATATGACGAAGCTGCCGAAGCATGGAACGGGAGGGCGGACAATGCGTGAAATCACCAAAGCCGACATGGACAAGCCGATTGAACCGAAAATGGCGCGCGACGCTGTTACAGCGGTGCGCGATATAGCTGCGTATTTAACGGTGGGTGAGTGGTGCTTGATTATGGCAGGCGTGAAGAAAGCCGTTGAGAGAATGACACAGGAGGAAGACGATGAAGTTTAAGAAAGACGGGAAGGTATTCGACCTTGCGGAAGCAATTTTTGAGTATTGCAAGACTGCTGAATGCTCTTTTTGCTCTATATGCGATGCCGTGAAATATACATGCGGCAACGAAGCAAAAGACCTTGCTGATTTGATGGGCTTTGAAGTAATCGACGAGCCGACTATCGGAGAGAGTGTAGCAAAGCACAGCGAGGACGCAAAGCCGAAGCGCCGAACCCTTGGTGCGTCCAATTCGACGGATGGTATGACCAAATATGTTGAGAAGTACCTCGAAGTAGTAAAGACCGACCCGGTAAACCGTCCGGCGCACTACACGTCTGGCGGTATTGAGTGCATCGAAGCGATGCAGGCGGCTTTCGGCGTAGAGGCGGTAAATGACTTTTGCCTTTGCAATGCGTTTAAGTATCTGTGGAGACACAGAAACAAGAACGGCGTGGAAGACCTGAAAAAGACTCAGTGGTATCTCGGGCGGCTGATTGCGGAGATGGAGGTGGAAGAATGAAAAAGTTATTTATTTCTCAGCCTATGAAGGACAAGACGGACGAGGAAATTCTCGCAGTCCGCGCAAAGGCTATCGAATCCGCAGAGCGTGAACTTGGTGAGCCGGTGGAAGTGATTGATTCGTTCTTCCGGAGCGCGCCGCATGACGCGCGTCCTCTTTGGTATTTGGCTAAGTCGTTGGAACTGCTGTCCACGGCGGACATTGCTTATTTTGTGAAGGATTGGGATAAGTACCGCGGTTGTCGCATCGAGAACGAGTGCGCTATTGCATACGGTATCACTGTGATTGAGGATTACCGCAATGAACATTCCTGAAATTGCCGCTCAGATGGGCGTTACACCGGAAACGCTGGTGCAGGAGGCTGTGGCGCAGGGAGCGACAAAGGCAACTGCGTTTGTTATTCTGGGAGTGTTGGCGGTCGCAGTTCTTGTAGTTGGCGCTATTCACAATTGCGAAGTTTGTATACTTCCGTTTGTGTTTTTTTGCGTTTTTGGGCGTATGGTCGCTTCTTACAAACGCAGTAGATTTAATCAACTGGAAAACCGCGCCGGAAACCACGGCGAACCAGTACATTGTTGAACACTATGGAGGTGGACAGAATGATTGACCTGCACAAGCTGGACAAGTTCCGGCTGAAAGACAGAGAACGCGAGTTTTACGGCTGCACCGGCGACAGCGGAAACGGTGTTTTCAAGGTGTATGTCGGCGGCAAGTCGTTCCGGGTGATCGCAAGCAACGGCATGGGATGGGAGCACGTCAGCGTTTCGCCCGGCTCTGCACAGCGCAAGTGCTGCCCGACGTGGGACGAGATGTGTGCGATTAAGGACATGTTTTTCGGCGAGGACGAGCGCGTTATGCAATTCCACCCGCCTAAGTCGGAGTACATCAACAATTATCCGTACTGTCTGCACCTGTGGAAACCGGTAGATACGGAGATTCCGCACCCGCCAATGATTTGTGTTTGAAGGAGGAAAACGATGAACGTAGTAAGTAAAGATGTTGAAAAGCTCGTGGAAAAGGAGCTGGAAGCTGCAAATGAGCGATTCCCACAGTTCCGCTCGGAGCACGAGGGCTGGGCGGTAATGCAGGAAGAAGCCGAGGAACTGCAAGAAGAATGCGCCAGTATCGAAATGGCAATGGAGCAGCTATGGCACCGCATCCGTGATGGTATCCAGACGGCGCAGCATGTGGCTCTCGTTGAACAGTACGCCGAAGCGGCGGCTTGCGAGGCAATTCAGGTGGCGGCGATGGCGAGAAAGTACCTTGATATGCTCGGAGAGGATGAGAAAGAATGAAGAAAGAATGAAGAAAGATATGTACACGTTTAGCACCTGTGAGGGATTGACGACGGCGGATGCAATCAAGATCGCGCACAAGTACGCTTACTGTCACGGCAGACCGCAAGAGGATGCAGACACGATGCGGCTTTTTTACGCGATATGTGAATATACACTACGCGTGCATTACAAGCTGATGCGATACATCAACCCGAAAATGCGGATGGAACCTGATAGCTTGTCAGCTATTGCCGACATGGCGCAGGACGAGGTGAACTGGCTGCTTGCGGGGATTGCTGAGAAAGAAAAGCGCAGTATTGTCATTAACCAGAACGTAGCCGAGTACGAGAAGTGAAGCGGTACAGCGCGGAGATGCGGCAGTATTTAGTAGAGATAGAACGATATTTAGCTTGGAGATACGGAACGGATGAAAAAGAAAAGTGAATGCACCGGTTGCGCGTACTGGCGGGTACTGAGCACCTGCGGCGGCTCAAATGTCTATGCCTGTCACTACATGGTGGACACGGGCAGGATGCGAGGCTGTGAGCCCGGCGCGGACTGTACACGCAGAGCGGCAAAGATACGACGGCGCAGACGATTTACACACAACCGAACCGAGGAGGTAGTGGCACACGACGACTAAAGAATGGCTCAGGCGAGGGATTGACCTTGAAAAAACGATCTCTGCACTAGAAGAAGCACGAGTAAGAGCGTGGACGCGGGCGACAAGCGCAACGGCGATGATCAAGGACACACCGGGCGGCGGCGGTGACGTGACCGCAAACAAGGCGGATGCGTATCTTGCCCTATCCGAGAAGATACAGAGAGAGCAGGAACGGCTTGCGCTGATTAAGGCGGAGATTATCAGTACCACGGCTAAGGTGCAGGATGCGGCGCTGCGGGCGCTGCTGATCGAACATTACGTGAACGGTAGAACGTGGAGAGAGACCGCCGAAAAGATACACTACAACGAGGACCATGTGCGCGGACGGATGCACGTTCGCGCCCTGCGGGAAGTTGAGAAGTTATTAACAGATTGTGCATGAATCTGTGGAAAACTTACCACACTATACCACAAAAGATGGTGCTATAATAGTATTGTGATAAAAGCTCGTAAGAGCAGAATCACGGAGTTTCGTTCCTCCATTTTTACCTAAAGTCCCGTTTTAAGCGGCGGGGAAATCCTGCCGCTGACCTGCTCCAAAGTCTGCATGAGGGCGGCGGAGCGCCTTCCGCGGAACGAAGGCATTGATTATCCTTTCTATTCCTTCGGCGTGCCTTTTGCGCGGCGCGCCGATATGCTCCGAAGCCTGCATGAGGGTGACGGAGTAATAACATTCACGCTAAAAAATTGAGAATGGAGTGCGGTGCCTGCGGGCAACAGACACCGCAAACATGCCCGGATGGCTGCATGAAGCCGGACGGGTAACGTAGCGGACTTTTGGCAAGCCTTGCATGGTGGACAACGTGCAAGGCGATCTGCTCCCGAAGCTGCATGAGGCAGAGGGAGCACAACGCCTCCAACGAGGACGATAATATTCTGGCAGCTCGGAAAGACGAGCAATCTGTTTCCGAACGTATGCGGAGCCGCTGCAACGGTTTTGCAGAGTTCAGCGGGTGCTTGCAGGCACGCCGCAACCGGGGTCGCTCCCCGCTGTAACCTTACGAGGAAATCAGCCGGATTACAGACCGATAGCAACTGCGACACGACGGAGAGCAACGCCGAACAGCCCATAATGAGAGGGCGAGTGCTGCCGGATAAGCACTCACACGGACTTAGTGAGCCGAGATCAAAACAACCGGCGCGAACAAAGCCGATACGGCGCTTTCGGGCGGCTAAGTACACGCCGCGAAAGAGCACCAGCCTGTTTATCTCTTGCAATAAACAACCTAATCATCAGGACGGAAACACAAGCAAACTTGCGAAAGTGAGGTTATTACCTTTCTGGATTTCATACAACCGTTCTGGACAGCCGGGAAACCGTCGGTAAAAGCCCGACGTACAGACGCGACGATAGCGCCCATACCTCCCTGTGGAGGTATACCGGTTTGCATAGTGCTGAAAGCGGGTGCGAGTCCTGCAAAACCGAAACAGTCGTATAATGGTAAACCCCGCTCACCTTATGGCTTTGGTGAGCGGGGTTTGTCATAGCGTTGATAAAATCAGGCAAGATAAATCTTTTCGCCGGTCAGCTTTTCTTCGCGCTGCAAGTCGATAGGGCAAATGCGCTGGAGAGTAGAGCCTACCGCAAGTTTTAGACCTTCAAACTTAATCCGGCCTGAAAACAGACCGTTTACTGTATCAGTCTGTGCTTCGGTTGGGATAAATGGCGTTTGAAAGCCTTTGCAATCGGCCTCGGAAAGCTCGCGCGTATGAAGGTAATAGTTTCCTTCACCATCGATAAATTTCCAGCTCCGGAAGATTATGGAGCCGTCTGCCCGGATTGCAAGTTCGAGCTGCAGCGGCATAGCAGGCGAGAACGGGCAAACATAACAGATTAAATCTCCGGACTCAAATCCCTCAAACCTGCGGCTGAGGTCGATGGTATAAACATCGCCCTCAAAATTCGCTATGTAGTCCTTGAGCACTTGGATTTTCATTTTTGCAGTCTCCTTTACTCGGTAATAATGCCTGGTGTGCCGTAGTAACCGCTGTCGATTTTTGTTACAACTTTGGTTTTGTCCACATCGTAGGGAGTGCGGATGGAAAGAGTGAAGAAGTCATAGCACTTTTTGTTGATGAAAAAGTTGCCGCTGTAGCCCTGCGCCTTGTAAAAATCAATCCAATCCTGTACGGTTTTGTTGGGAATCATGTTACCTGCGTTGTCCCAAACTCTTAAATCTGCCATGATATTTTTCCTCCTTGATTTGTTGGGTATAGTGTATCATAATGTAAGTCCGATATGCAGGACTTTAGGGTTTGCTCTGCTGTGATAATTGTACCCCGATGTGCGGGGTAGTGTCAATATGTTCCGCTGCGGGTGCATGAGCCGGGCGGGAGAATGAAAGGGAGCGGTGAGGCTCCCATGCTTAACGCGTCCAGGTGGATGTGATGGAGATGATCTCGTCATCGGTTACGTCCTCGGTGCTGTTGGTGCTGAATGTGATCTCAAGCGGCGTGTGACGCGGTGCGATGTAGTCATCTGTGATCCACTCGTTGCCGTCCTCGGTGACGATGGTAACAATGGGCGCGTCCTGCGTGCCGGTCGGGTAGTCGATGCGGTACACCTCGCCGGAGATGGTGCGGGTGGCCGGTACGATCTGCAGCAGGGCGGCGATAATGGCGATTAGCTTAGTCATGATGGTTTTCCTTTCTGCCCTCGTTCCTCCGGGGCGGGTGGTTGGTTAATAAGAACCTTTAGCACTTGGCAAGCAAGAGGCACTGTGCGTGGGAGAGGTCGAGTTCGTAAGCCTTGCCGCCCTCGTGCGTGAGGGTGACGGTTGCGGTGCTCGTGCGGTGCGTGCCGTTGATCTTGCGTGTGCCGGTGGCGGTTACGGTAAAGAGATCGCCGCGAGTGCCGCGGTAGGTGTCGCCGATGGCGAAAGTCTTGTTAATGATGGCCATTGTGATTACCTCCTTAAATGCGTACACCGAGCAACATGCAGGTGCGGCGAGCGTCGCAGAATGTGATCCAGTTATCCTTGCTCTGGTCTGCAAGGTAAGCGGCTTTTGCTGCCTTGTAGATGGTGAGCGCTGCGGTTTTCTTCTCGGTAAGGGTCTTAGTGTTTAACATAATGTGTACCTCCATTTTGTTTTCGGTGTTTGGTGCTTTCCTTTGCTGTGATTACAGTATATATCATTGAGCAATGATAAACAATGGGCAAAGCAAACACAATTGAGTAATGATATTTGGTGGAATTGTATAATTGAGCAATGATAACGGCTGTGGTACACTATAATAGGGAGGTGATACCATGGCAGTTGACCCAAACGCACGAACACGGGCGAGTAATAAGTATAACGCGAAAGCATACGATCGGCTTAATATCGTAGTACCCAAGGGAGAACGCGAACGCATTAAGGAGTATGCAGCCAGCAAGGGCGAGAGCCTGAACAGCTACGTCTATAAGCTGATAACGGCGGACATGAACAAGTAACATATTGTAGGCAGACAAAAGCCGCTCCAAGCAACCGGGGCGGCTTTTTTGTGTCTATATATAGTAAGGGGTGAGAGTATGGACAAGCTGACCGCGAAACAGCGGGCATGGATTGATTACTACAAGCAAGGCAAGACAGCAGCAGAGGCGGCACGGCTTGCTGGTTACAGGGGCAATAATTCCGACGTGATGGGTTCGCAGAACGTGGTAAAACTTAGTAAATACATCGCAGACCGCGATGAACTGTTGGATCGTGCCCGTGTGGCAGATATGGCGGAGATTAACGAGTTTTGGAGCGATACCATGCGTAATGATAAGGCAGATATAAAAGACCGTCTCAAAGCATCTGAGCTGCGCGCACGGAGCATTGGCGCATTTATCGAGCGCCGGGAGATTGTAGGAGCGCAGACGATCACGGTTAAGCTGCTCGATGATGACGATATGACAGATACAGATTGAGGACTTGCAGCCGCGTAACAGCGGTGCAGGTCTGTTTTTTTACCCTGATTTGCAGGATTGGACTTTGAGACTTGCAAAATCAATGGTTTTTGTGGGGCTGAGTGCCGGAAAACTCGGGGTAAATACCGGGAAGCGAGACGGACGGCGCTGCTTATTATGCAAAATACGCATTTGTACAATTAGGAGGTGCGGCGGGTGCAAGTGAACATTCCCAAGCGGGCGTTTAACGCGGCGTACCTGCCGCTACTGTCTGACGATGAGCATAGATACCTTGTGTTGTACGGCGGCGCGGGTTCCGGGAAAAGCGTATTTGCAGCACAACGGCTGGTTGTCCGCATGATGTGCAAGCCTCTGTGCAATGTGCTTGTAGTTCGCAAGGTTGGCGACACAAACCGAACGTCTACGTTTGCGCTGCTGCAGCAGGTCATTAACGGCTGGGGCTTGCATAGTCTGTTTGATGTTACCGACCTGCGGATTGTATGCAGGCTGACCGGCAACGCCTGTATTTTTAAGGGACTGGATGATCCGGAAAAGATCAAGTCGGTGACATTCCCGCGCGGCGAGCTTACCGACATATGGATTGAGGAGGCAAGCGAGATTGCCGAGGCTGATTTTAATCAGCTTGATATACGTCTGCGCGGCAAGCGGATACACGGACAGATAACGCTTAGTTTTAACCCGATTAACGTCTTGCACTGGCTCAAAAAGCGGTTTTTTGACCGCAAAGACCCGCGGGCGGTGACGCTCAAGACCACATACAAGGACAATGCATGGCTTGACGAGGACTACAAGCGGACGCTTGAGGGGTACAAGGACAGCGATCCGTACTATTATCAAGTGTACTGCCTGGGGCAATGGGGCGTTATCGGCAAGACAATCTTTGACGCGGCCAAGGTCAACGGCAGGCTTGCGGAGCTGCCGCCGCCGGAACGCCGTGGATACTTTGCGTATACGACCGTATACGATGGTATAGCTAACCAAGTACGGATTGATGATAAGTCTATCCGCTGGGTGGACGATACGGACGGATATATCACGATCTACCAAGACCGGCGGGACGGCGTGCCGTATGTGATCGGCGGCGACACCTCCGGCGAGGGGTCAGATTGGTTTGTAGGGCAGGTGCTGGACAACACCACAGGGCGGCAGGTCTGCACGCTGCGGCACCAGTTCGATGAGGATGTATACGCGGCACAGATGTATTGTCTGGGCATCTACTACAACAAGGCGCTGATTGCGATAGAGGCCAATTACAGCAGCTACCCGATCAAGGAGCTGCAGCGGCTCAGGTATCCGCGGCAGTACGTCCGGCAGACCGAGGACAATTACACCCACAGACCCCGCGACAGCTACGGCTTCAAAACCACAAGCGTTACGAGGCCGGTTATTATTGCCGGTCTGGTGGAGGTGGTGCGCGAGAGCGTGGAGCTGCTGAACGACGCGGACACGCTGGGCGAAATGCTTACCTTTGTGCGGAACGAGAAGGGCAGAGCAGAGGCGGAGCAGGGCGCACACGACGACTGCGTTATGGCGCTGGCGATTGCCTACTATGCACGCACACAGCAGAGCTACACCGAGGATAAGCCGCGAGGCAAGCGGGCGAAGTGGTCGGATGATATGTACGAGGATTATTACAATGCCGACAAGGCAGGCCGAGAGTATCTAATCTCTAAATGGGGCAATCCGTTTTGAAAATGAGGTGATAAAATGCAAAATCCGTTTGATAAAACGGGAAAAAGCGACGAACAGATTTTGAAGAAGTGGCAGGACAGGCTAAGCAAGGCGCGGAGCAAGTACCAGCCGGAATTAAATTTGATGGTCGAGCGGGAAGAAATCTACCGGGGAACGCATAAGATCGACAAGGTGCACGGCAAGAACCAGAAAGCGCAAGGTGCAGTAGTGGCGCGGAACGTGGTAGCCGAGATCATCGAGGCGGAAGTATCGAGCGATATTCCAACGCCCAAGGTTACGCCGAGACACGAGGAGGACGAACAGCTCGCGAAAACGATTGAGGATTACATCCGAAACGAGCTTGATAGATTACCCTTTGAGCGGCTGAACGATCAGGACGAGCGAACCACACCGACACACGGCGGCGATTTGTTCCTTGTGGAATGGGACAACACCAAGCGGACGCACACCACGCGCGGCGCGCTGAGTGTTACGCTGCTGCATCCGAAACAGTTTATTCCGCAGCCGGGCGTTTACAGTATCCCGGATATGGATTACTTCTTTATCCAGCTCGCACAGAGCAAGGAGTACATCAAAAAGAAGTACGGCAAGGATGTATCCGCTGAGGACGAGGAGCAGCCGGACGCACGCGGCTTTGAACAGAGCGTAGTAGATGATCTGGTGACGGAGAATATCGGATACTTCCGGAACGCTGACGGCGGCATTGGGCGCGTGGCGTGGTGCAATGACGTACTGCTCGAATACATGGAAGATTATCAGGCGCGGCGCATTAAGACTTGCAGCAAGTGCGGCGCGGATATGCAGGGCGACACCTGCCCGTACTGCGGCAGCAAGAGCGGCGAACAGAAAACCGTCAAGGACTTCGCACGGACGGATGAGAACGGTATTCCGATGACAAAGATCGTTGAGCATATCAGCCTTGACGAGATGGGCAACCCCATTGTACAGCAGCGCGAAGAGAACGACATGATTCCGTACTACAAGCCGGATGTCTATCCGGTGGTACTGCGGCGCAATGTGTCCGTTGTCGGTAAGCTGTTAGGCTCGTCTGATGTGGATATGATACGGGATCAGCAGATGCTCATTAACAAGCTCGACAGCTCCATTTCTCAAAAGCTGCTGGGCGGCGGCTCGGTCATCACCCTACCGCGGGGCAAGCAGATTAGACGCACGGACGAGAATTTCAAAGTGCTTGAAATCGAGGGCGCGGAAGAAAAGGCGATGCTCGATGTGCTGACCTTGCAGCCGGACATCTCGCGCGATATGGCGTTCGAGGACAGCACCTATACGGCAATGCGTAATCTGATCGGTATTACGGATTCGTTCCAGGGGCGCAAGGACAGCACCGCAACATCCGGTACGGCAAAGCAGTTTGCAGCGGCGCAGACCGCCGGACGACTGGAAAGCCGCAAGGTGATGAAGAATGCCGCCTATGCGGATTTGTTCGAGGTTATGTTTAAGTTCCTGCTGGCGTACAGTGATGAGCCGCGCCCGATGGTTTACAAGGATACCAACGGCACGCAGATGTACGGCACGTTTAACAAAATGGACTTCCTTAAGGTGGATGAGGCAGGCGAGCCGTATTGGAACGATGAGTTTCTGTTTTCGGTAGACCAGACCGCGCCGCTTGCGGGCAACCGTGAAAACCTCTGGCAGGAGGCGAGAATGAACCTCGAAAACGGCTGTTTTGGTGACCCGACCGATATGCAGAGTTTGCTTACGTTCTGGACGATTATGGAGGGGCTGCACTACCCGCTGGCAAGCGAAGTTAAACAGCAGCTTTCCGAACGGCTGGAACAGCAGCAGATGCAACAGCAGATGATGGCACAGCAGCAGGCAATGATGAAGCAGAGCATGCCGACCGAGATTGCAGACCCGACACAGGCGGTAAATCTGGATGATATGCCGAGTTATCAGGAGGGAGGCGGCAGTATTGGTATGTCCAATCTGTAAGATTGACACGAAGACGGACACTGTAGACGGTAAGCTCGTGCTTATCTGCAAAAATCCGCAGTGCCCAAACTATAAGCAGATAGTAAAGGAGGTGAAATAATATGGCAAAGTGTGCAACTCTGGCCGGCAAGGTGAAGAACTCCGGCAGCATGGAGGTCAAAGCGCTGTATCAGCAGAGCAAGACCAAGAAGCCGACCGTTAAGACCGGCGGCGATCTGCGCTCCTCTAAGAGCGGCAAGTAAAAGGGAATAGCGGAACCGTCCGAAAGGGCGGTTTTTTTATGCCCAAAATCGCATGGAACAGCGTAAAAATCCGGAAAGGAACACCCAAATGGAAGAAATTATGGAAACCGAAGTGGAAACCACCGAGGCAGGCGTAAACGAGCAGGAAACCGCCGAAACTGCGTCCATCGGACCCGAGGATACAGGCGAAAACGAGCAGCAGACCGCCGAAGCTGCACCCGAGGGAGTACAGAGTGCGGAAGATAACGCACGGTTTGCCGCTGCACGACGCAGAGCGGAAGCGCAGTTTAATGAGCGCATTCAGCAGGAGCGTCAGGCGGCAAAGGATGAGGTCATTCGGCAGATGTACGAGGGTCAGCTTGACCCGTACACCAACAAGCCGATCACCTCTGAGGCTGATTTGCAGGCGTATCAGCAGGCATATCAGCGCGACCAGATGCAGCAGGCAGGGCTTGACCCGTCCATGCTCGATCAGATGATCGCAAACAACCCCACTGTCCGACAGGCGCAGGAAGTGCTTGACCGTGTGCAGATGGAGGAGGGCGAGCGGCAGATGAACGAGGCAATCAAGGAGATTTCCCACCTTGACCCGTCCATTACTGACGTTGCTGCACTGGCAAACCACCCGAACGCACCCGTTTTTAACGAGTACGTCAACAGAGGCTATTCGCTCGTTGACGCGTTCCGCCTTGCAAACTTTGACCAGCTGACCGGCAAGCGCGCAGCAGCGGCAAAGCAGCAGGCCATGAACAATGTCAACGGCAAGAGCCACCTGACCACCACAGCAGGCAATGCGGGCGGTGACGATATTGTAATCGACCCGCAGGAAATGCAGATGATGAAGCACGCATTTCCGAACCTTACCCACGCACAGCTTGTGGCTAAGTTCAAAAAATACAAGTAAAAGGAGATTTTTTCATGTTTAAGATCGCATATCGCCGTGTGGCTGATGTGTCCCCATTCGTTTACCTTCCCGGCGCGGACGGCCTGACCCTCGGCATGGCGGCTACTCTGACTTCCGGCGCTCTGGCAAAGGGCACCGCTTCCGTCAAGCCGACCCACATTATCATGGGTCCCAAGCGCGAGGACGGCAATTACCCGGCTATCGAGGTAAACGACAACATCGTATTTGAGACCACCTCGACCGCAACCGTTGCGCAGACCGTCGTCGGATCGGCTGTCACTCTGGCGGCTGATGCGCTGACCGTTACCGCAACAGCTACCAAGGGCGTTTTCAAGGTGCTTACCACCGACGGCGCTACCACCAACTCGACCGTTACCGGCGTGTTTGTTGAGCCGGCAGCGGTTGCCGCCTAAAAAAGAGAGGAGACAAGATAATTTATGGCAGGCATTACTTTTTCTGAGGCTTCCGGCGTTGCCGATTCCTTTTTCGGCAAGTCGCAGGCCCCCATCAAGGCGATTATCGCAGATCGTGTAGAGAGCTTTCAGGAGCAGAGCATGATCGACAAGGTGTTCTATATGGACACCACCAATAACTACGCGGAGAAGTACACCTCGGCAACCGCGCTGGGTGATTTTCAGGATGTTGGCGAGAACGGCGCGTATCCGCTGACCTCTGTACAGGAGGGCTACTCCAAGATCATCGAGCCGACCACCTGGAAGAGCCGTTTTGAAGTCACCCGCGAGCTCATCGAGGACAGCAAGTTCAACCTCGCAGAGAGCCGCGCACGCAAGTTCGGCGCATCCTACAACCGTACCCGCGAGAAGTACGCGGCAGACATGATTGCGGGCGGCATCGGCACCTCTATCACCTTCGGCGGCAAGAAGTACGACACCACCTCGGCGGACGGTGTTTCCCTGTTCTCCACCGCGCACGGCTCGGCAACCAAGGGCTACAAGAACCAGTCCAACCGCTTCAAGTACACCGCAGGTACGGACAAGTACACTGAAATTCTGGATGCGGCACAGGAACAGATGCAGGACATCCGCGACGACGACGGCAACCTTCTGAACATCAAGCCGGATACCATCATCATCCCGAACTCCGGCAAGCTCAAGCGTGCGCTGTTCGCGGCTATCGGTTCTGAGCTTGACCCGAACACCAATAACAATGCGTTCAACTTTCAGGTCGGCCTGTGGAACGTACTGGTATGGAACTACCTGCCGAAGACCATCGGCGGCAAGGAGTATTTCATGCTGATGGATTCCGACTACAACAAGGACGCGATGTGCATGCCGTGGCTTGACCGCGTAAGCCTCACCGTTCGCTCCTCGGTGGACGAGAACACCGACGCAAACTACTGGTCAGGTCGTGCGCGTTTCGGCGCGGGCTTCAACGACTGGCGTGCAATCTCCATCGTTGGCGACTCCCTCACGAACGCTTCCGAACTGTAAAGACAAGGGGCGGGGGAAACCCCGCCTTTTCCTTTTTGAAAGGAGTGTGAGCGAATGACATGGGAGCAAATCCAGAAAGCGGCGCTGGACAAGATTTTCTCGCGCTTAAACTACGGCACGGAAACCGCGCTGACCTCGCCCGATGTGGCGGACTATGTACGGGCAATGCCGCACGCGGCATGGTTTGCAATGGTAGACCTTGCCGAGGTCATGCCGATTTACAAATCCGTGGAAGTGGAGCTGCCGGACGATGATGCAAAGGGCAACCGGCTGTATCACCTTAAGGAGCTTGCACCGGATTTCATGCGGTTCTGCCCCGACCGGCTGACCATTCGCGGCGAAAACAACACGTTTGAGCGCGTGAACGACTATCAGTTTGACGGCATGGACGAGCTGTATTTACCGGCAGAGTATCAGGGAACGCTCGTTATCTGGTATGAGGCATATCCCGAAGAGATCACCGAGGACACGCCGGGCGACACGACCTTTTCTCTTGCGGAGGAGGCACAGCGGGCAATTCCGCTGTATATCGCGGCGGAGGTGTTCAAGGAAGATGATATTTCCATGGCGACGCAGTATCTGAACGAATACGAGAACGTAAAGCAGATGCTTGCAAGCAGGAGACAGCAGACTTCGAGCGGCGGCGCGTGGCGCTCGGTTACGGGGTGGGTGTAAATGGCAACATACAAGATTCCCGATTCCCCGAAAAAGTACAAGACCGAGTATTCCAAGTTCAAGGGCGTGGATTTGTCAAGCAACCCGACGCAGGTTGATTCTGCACGCGGCGCTTCCGGTACGGTAAACCTGATCTCGGACAGCGGCGGCTTTCCCGAAAAGCGCAAGGGATGGCGCGTGCTGCTGAATGTCGAAAAGCCGGTAAACGGCCTGTATCGCGGCATTATCAAGGGCAAAGAATACTTTCTTGTGCATGGTGGCACACGGCTGTACAAGTGGACGGAGAACACCTTAACAGAGCTGAAAAGCGGACTGACGAACAAGCAGGGCACGTCGTTTACGCTGAACGACAAAATCTATGTGCTGACGGGCGGCGAGTACCTTGTGTTCGACGGCGAGACCGCCAAGGACGCAACAGCGGACGCTTACGTTCCGACTACTACCATTGCCAACAAGCCGACAGGCGGCGGCACGAGCTTTGAAGATGTAAACCTGCTGTCCGCTAAGCGCAAGAACGAGTTCTGCGCGGACGGCTCGGCAACGGTATATCAGCTTGACACAACCGATGTGGAAAGCGTTGCAGAGGTCAAGGTGGATGGTAAGGTCTGGGAGAGCAGTAAATACACGCTGGACAGCAAGAAGGGACAGGTCAAATTCACGACCGCACCGCCGAAGCCCTCTATCACCGGCAAAGACAATGTGACGATCACATTTGTAAAGACGGTGGAAGGGTACAAGGACAAAATCATCAAGTGTACTATCGCGGGCATCTACGGCGGCAAGTCGCAGGACAGAGTGTTTCTTTCCGGCAACCCGGACGCACAGGACACAGACTGGCGCTGCGAGAGCAACAACCCTCTGTACTTCTCTGACCTCTCCTATACCAAGGTGGGCGCGGACGGCGCGGCAATCGTCGGCTATACGGCAATCTCGGACAGTCAGGCAATCGTCAAGTCGGACGACCGCAGCGAGACCACCATCTATTTCCGAGGTTACAGCATTAACGACAACACAAGCGCAGTACAGTTTCCGGTACGCAGAGCGACCGCCGGTGCCGGTGCAGTGGCAAAGCACGCATTTGCGTATCTGCCGGAAGAACCGGTATTCCTCAGCCGAACCGGTGTGTTTGCGCTGACAAGCAGCAATATCACGGCCTTGCAGGTGGCAAGAAACCGTTCCTACTATGTAGACGCGGCACTGACCAAGGAAGATCATCTGGAAAACGCCTGCGCGGTAGTCTGGAACGGCTATTATGTGCTGGCGGTAAACGGTCACGCCTATGTGCTCGATACCAACCAGAATGTAGCGTACAAGCCGCAGTCCTACGGCGATTACGTTTACGAGTGCTACTACTGGAACAACTTCCCGGCGGTACGCATGATGGAAAGCAGGGGAAATCTGTATTTCGGCACATCGGACGGACGTATCTGCAAACTGAATACGGATATTGACACCATGCAGGCGTATTCGGACGGCGGCACGCTCGGTGAGGACGGCAAAATCACGGGAAGCACAGCCATTTCCGCAGAGTGGCACACCAAGGCAGACGATGACGGCGACTTTATGACGTATAAGACCATGGTAAAGCGCGGCAGCGGCGTTATGATGAAGCCGTATACCCGTTCCTCGATTCAGGTGTATGCACGGACGGAGCGCGATTTTGGACGTAAGATACGCGAGGGCATCGCGGATATTTTCAGTTGGACGGATATTGATTTCAGCCGATTTACGTTCAACAGCAATGATGCGCCGCAGGTGCTCCCGTTCAACAGCAAGGTAAAGAAATACAAGACATTGCAGCTGATAATGAAAAACGATGCAATGAACGAGGCGTTCGGTATCTTCGGCATTATCAAGCGGTATACCATCGGAACGAGTGTGAGGTGAGTAAATGGCAATCGAAAAGATTTCAGACAGTACGATCAGCGCGAACGGCGTTATCTCTGCACCGGATACGCTGACCGGCACGGCGGCAGAGAATAAGGCGGTATTCGACAGACTGACAGGCAAGACGGCAATTCCGAAAGTCAACGAGGTTATCGACGAAGTAAACCGGCTGACCGGACAGGACGCGGTGACGGTGAAAGCGCCGGACGATTCGCTGCTGTATCTGCGACTGAACAGCGACAAGGTTCTCGAAACGTCAACCGACGGCGTGAATTTCGAGGCGACCGGTTCAAGCGGTCATGTTGTGCTCGATGCGGGCGGGCGTGCGCTGCCTCAGAGGAGCAGGATGCAGTTTGCGGAGGGCTCGGTAGAAGATGCGGACGGCGTTACGGTTGTTCATGGTATTGTCGGCCCGCAGGGCGTTCAGGGCGAGAAAGGCGATAAGGGCGACAAGGGCGACAAGGGCGATTTGGGTCCGGCGATTATCCCTGAGGTAGACCAGACAACCGGCCTCATGAGCTTTCGCGCAGGTGCGGCGGGTGCAATCCCGTCTCCGGTATATGTGCGCGGTCCGCAGGGTCCGCAGGGCGTACAAGGTCCGCAGGGTATTCAGGGCGTACAAGGTCCGCAGGGTGACAAAGGTGATCGCGGTGCGACCGGCGCGACCGGTGCAAAGGGCGATACCGGTGAACAGGGTCCGGCAGGCATTCAGGGCTTGCAGGGCGTACAAGGCCCGCAGGGTCCGAAGGGTGACACCGGTGCAGACGGTGCAACCGGCGCGACCGGTCCGGCAGGTCCGCAGGGATTAAAGGGCGACCAAGGTCCGCAGGGACTAAAGGGTGAACAGGGCCCGGCAGGTCCGCAGGGTATTCAGGGCGAACAGGGCCCGGCAGGCGTAATGGGTCCGCAGGGTCCGCGCGGTGAAGCCGGTGCTAAAGGCGACAAAGGCGATAAGGGCGACACCGGCGCAACCGGCGCACGCGGTCCGCAGGGCGTTCAGGGCGTTCAGGGTGCAACCGGCAAGCAGGGTATTCCAGGCCCGACCGGCGCACAAGGCCCGCAGGGTATTCAAGGTCCGAAGGGTGACAAGGGCGATGACGGACGCTCGTTTGAGATTGAGGACGTTTACCCTACCAAGGCAGCGCTCGAAGCTGCGTTCCCCAACGGTACAGACGGTGCGTTTCAGGTCAGTGCAGATGAGAATATCTATATTTGGTCCGAATCCAATCTGATGTGGTACTCCATCGGCAAGCTGCAAGGCCCGCAGGGACCGCAGGGCGTGCAGGGTATCCAAGGCCCGGCGGGTCCGCAGGGTGAAACCGGCCCGCAGGGTCCGCAGGGCAAGCAGGGCATTCAGGGCGAGAAGGGCGACACCGGTGATACCGGCGCGCAGGGCCCCAAGGGCGAGAAAGGCGACACCGGCGCGACCGGTCCGCAAGGTATCCAAGGCCCCAAGGGCGAACAGGGCGTGCAGGGCGAACAGGGTCCTCAGGGCAAACAGGGTATTCAGGGTTTGCCCGGTGAGAAGGGCGATACCGGCCCAATTGGCCCGACCGGACCCAAGGGCGATACCGGTCCGCAAGGCGTACAGGGTGAACAGGGTCCGCAGGGTGTACAGGGCATTCAAGGCCCTAAGGGCGATACCGGCGCGGACGGCAAGAGCGCGTACAGCTCGGCAGTTGACGGCGGATATACCGGCAATGAGGCCAACTTTAATACTGCGCTGGCGGGTGTGCCTGCACATATTGCAAGCAAGAGCAATCCGCATGGCGTAACGGCGGCTCAGGTGGGAGCTGACCCAAAGGGTGCTGCGGATACTGCTTTGACCAATGCAAAGAAGTATACCGATCAGCAGATCGCGGCGATTCCGACACCGGATGTGAGCGGACAGATTGCGGTGCATAATACAAGCGAAAGTGCACACAGTGCGCTGTTTAAGGCGGCGAACAGCGCTGCAGCCGCTGCAAAAAGCGCGGCAGATACGGCGCAGACCAATCTGAATACGCACACCGCGAACAAGAACAACCCGCATAACGTGACGGCTGATCAGGTTGGTGCTGCGGCGAAGGATTTAAGCAATGTGCAGTTTGGGCTGGCGTTTAAGGAAGCAACGCTGCCGAGTTCGGCAAACTGGCGTTCAGTCTGCTACGGTAACGGCAAGTTCGTTGCGGTGGCAAAGGGCAGCAACAAAGCGGCGTACAGTACCGATGGTATCACATGGACAGCGGCAACGCTGCCAAGTTCGGCAAACTGGCAGTCTGTCTGTTACGGCAATGGCAAGTTCGTTGCGGTGGCAGACGGCAACA